TTTCAAATGTAATCTCTTTAAGATTTTTCATCTTGGGATGATTCAACAGATCAGGATAGCTACGTTGCCAGCCTAACAGTGGCTCGCCACCGGTAATTACTAAATGTTCATCTTGCCATTCATTAAATGGAAGTATCTCCATGATGCGCTCGACGATGCCGTCTGTTTCCATCATAGGGCTAAGATCTTTGAAGCTAGGATGCCAAGAAGCATAGCTATCGCAACCAGTACTAACAAGGGGAAGTTCATTATAGGTGGTCCATTTATTATATTTTTCTTGTTTTTCTGCTAGTACATCTGCTTCACCGCTTAATGTACCTTTCAGCATGCCAAAGCCGGCACATTTAAAGTTACAACCAAATGTACGTAAGAAAACAGACGGAACACCCATGTACCGTCCTTCACCTTGTATGCTATAAAATAGTTCAGCTATTTTTATTTTTGACATCTCGTTCTTTCCTAAATTTTTCTACATCTTCTATAGCACTTAATAGTGTATGAGCATAGTTAAATGCTTGTTGGCGTTTCAAGATTACTGTAGACTCTGTATCAATATAGCCTTTTGTTAATAAAGTCCAAATAGCATGCCAGCGAGTTCTACTCCACCAGTTGCTTTTTACAGTTGTGTAAACAGTAACAGTAACATCATGTTCATCTGCCTCTACCCATATATGATGATCGTGGTCGCTTCCTCCGCACTCACAAGCAATTCGGTAGACTTTACTGTCTCCCCAGTCGTTTGTTTTCATAATGCCTTCAGCAGGTGTTTGATATGTTACTTGCATGTTTCAATCCATTCGTCTAAACGATTAATAGCCTCTTCAAAATCTACAGCCCATACTTTAGCTTCAATTTCGTCGTCTTTAATATTAATATCAAACGGCACAGTGCCGTTAAATCTAAAATCATGTGGTATATTAACACATACTGTAAACTCTTGCAAGTTCTTAGCACGGTTAATAAAATGATCCATAATATCTTTAGCTGTGCTCATCTTGGCGCAAACTCCTGTTGTAGTTTAATATTATCCATAAACTCTTTCTTAGTTCCTGGGTCGTCTTTAAACGCACCTTTTAGCACAGTAGTCTGCGTCAAACTAGAGTGTGCCATAATGCCTCGATTCTCACAACAACCGTGTGTTGCTTGGATATAAACACCTAGGTCTTTTGCTCCGGTTGCTTTTTGGATTTCCCTAGCAATGTCATTACAAAGTTCCTCCTGGAGAGTTCCTCTTCGGGCACACCACTGGGCGATCCTTGTGTATTTTGAAAGCCCAATAAGTTTCTCGGCAGCAATAATACCAATATAAGCAACGCCAGTAACGGGCTGGTGATGATGGCTACACATACTACGAAGCTCGCTACGAACAACCAACATACCTTCGTAACGATCCTGCGAATCATTTGGAAATGCTGTTGCATCTGGTCTTGGTTCATATCTACCTGCCATTATTTCGTTAAAGTACATCTTAGCAAGGCGCCTTGCTGTACCCTTGCTGTTAGGATCTGTTTCGCGATCAATTAGGAGTCTATCTAGCACTAGTTCAAATGCTTCTGCGGCTTCGTTGATTAGTTTTTCTTTGTTCTCTTCTGTTACATAGTCGCTGATATTGTCTCCGGCCCAGAATCTTTTGCCATCCCGTTTCATCTTTGCACGAAGATAGTTACCTAAGTATTTTTCTACTTGATAGCCACCATTGCCTGCCATAGCGTCTACTGCGGTTTCATTATCGTGCGGTTCAGGATCATTACTAATATATGCTTTTTCGTATACCATCTTTCCTCCTTTATACAATTTATTTAGATCTATGATTTAAACTTCAATTTTTTCGCTTAGTAGTAATCTACATAGTTCAGCATCTTTTATACTTTTAAAAGTAAAAATCATATAGTCTGGATATGGTTTATAATAAAATCTATTGCCCGGTAACCCAAACACTTCTAAGACATCAGCACAAGTCTCATTCCACCATTTGTTATGTTGATTATTCCAATCAATGCGAACTGTATGTTCCTGAGGTATTTGAAAATTCCACCACTCAGGACGCGGCGGAATTTCTATTTTTTTGTGCTTCATTTAGTTCGTACTCTAAATATTTTTTGTATTCTTGTAATGCAGATATTTTTAACAAATCTTCACCAGCACTTTCAAATTTTTTAATATCGCCTGCTACCCTGGCAATTTTTTCTTCAAGTTCCGGTATAGTTAAATCCTTCATGTTGTTAGCCCATGAGCCAATGCCTGTAATTCATCTTTGGTCATATTAAAACTATAAACACTAGAAAAATTAACTTCACCATGGTCGTCTAAGCATTCTTGAATAATGTCTAAAGAATAAAGTCCAGGAATTATACTTTCCCATTTCTCCATCCTTACTCTAAATGCTTTATTTTCTTTTACTGTCATTTCTACGGCAGTATTTTTTATACTTGAATGTAAATCTCTCATTGTAAATTCCTTTTTTCGTTACCAACAATTGCGTTCACAATATGTTCAAACTCGTCATCTGATAAGGATTCATCTTCTAAAAGACGATCAATATCTACTGGTTGACTTCTTGATTCTAATTCTTCGGGAGTCAAGTGTGCAAACAGGTCTTTGATCTCACCCATTAATTCATCTAACTCTTCCTGAGTGCCTTCAAAATGATCAAAACAGCCAGGGGCAAAATTGATCTTTATTTTCTTTTCTTCAGTCATTTTCGGAGCCTTTAATACGTTCCCAAGTTTTATACTTTTCCAATTCGTGCATATATTGTTTGTACAGTTCTGCAAGTTTTGGATACTTAGCCTCCATTGTAACATCACGAGTTGGAATTTGCAAGAGTGTTTCGATTACATTTAGCCGTTCTTCCAAGTCTACTCCATTAATTACCACAGTACCTTTGACATTCAAGGTAGCATCTTTCTCCAAAACTACCTCTTGCTTGTCAGCAGGAATGGTCATAACAGCTTTGCCGTTATTACCTACAAAATTATTATTTGGCTGTATCCAAGTGTTAGTATAGGTAGCGCCATTTGATCCCGTCGCAGTTAAAAAACTATTGTTGCCGGGTAGATTTACGATATTCAAAGTACTTGCCATTCTCCATCCATTTATTATTCACGAGAAATCCCCATTCTCGTTTTTGCGGCCCCGGCATAAACAATGTCCAACATTCTACACCATCACATAATTCAATACGATGATAAGAAGTAGATTTACATATACGGAAATGACCAGGACCTCGCCACATTCTAATTTCACTAATTTTTTGACCAAGGGTGTTAAACTGCGGTACCCATTCGTAATAACCGCCTTTAAGGATTAGAGTTGCGTAGGGCCAAGGATGATCATGCACATGATCAGGATCGCTTTTTAAAAACCTATGCAAAAATACATTAAATGGGAAAAGTTTTCTATCTTTTAAAAACATATAATACCGTTCAAGATACGGCTCATTATCTAAACGATCATATATAATGCGCTTACGATCTAATCTTTCCATAAGTGAAAAGAATTTATTTTTTATTTTGTTCAGCATCATAGTCGTCTTTAATTAAGTTATACGTATTTTTAAATTTTTCAAAGGCAATTTTAAAACCTGGATACTTTTCGCACATATCATTAATTTTTGATATGCTAGGCATAGTATCTACAAATTCTCTATATGAATATATGTTTGTAGTGCCCCAATTTATAGTAGACGTTGTTCCTATTGCTTGCGTCATGCTTGGGGTTACTGTTACAAAATTGCCAATATTAGGAGAATTGTTTATTGTAATAGTATTCATTAATGACGATAAGTCAATATTAATGATATTACTATTTGATGTTGTTGAGTAAGATATTAGCTGAGAAGAAGTTGTCATGTAGGACCTCCACTTGTTTATGGATCATAGGTAGCCGTGTTGGATAATTATCCATATGTTCCATAATTTTTCTGCAAAGGTCTGGTCTATATACCGTGTAAGCATCGAAGCTCTCAGTCCATTTGCTAGGATATTTAAATGTGTCAAAATACATTTCTGTGTAACTAAGCCTATCTGGAACCATTGGAATTGCATCCACAATCGCGCCTTCATAACAAGAAATACCAAGTGTCTCTTGTAAGTTAGCACTAAACACAAGTTTAGCCTCGCCTAACAAATTGTGATATTCATTCTTTGTTAGCTGTTGATCCTGACACACAACAAATTCATATTGTGGTAGATGGTCTTTTAAATCTCTAAAGATTTCAACCTGCTTCTCAGGTGCGATGCGATGTGGAAACAAAATCAAATCACGCTTGGGCATGTTTTTATATTGTTGTAGAGTATCGCCTAGATACTCCATTGGCCAACCTGTGCGTACAAACTTGGGCCATTCGCCGGCAAGTATTTCTACTATGTCATCTGCAAGCCACGGATTTTCTGTAGGAAAATCATTTAAGAGATTTGTAAAAAACATCTTAATATGAAAGTCTGTGGCAAAATAGTTATGATCAAATGCATAATAAAAACTTTTTTCGGCATGTCTGACCCAGGGCTTTTTACCAACTAAGCGTCCTAAAAAGTCTTGGGGATCATATGAACCAGCATGCCATAGGCCGTGTGTAGTTACTGGGATACCCAACAACTCACTCATGTACTTTAGGTTTATAATGCCCGGATGCCAAGCGTCAGTAAAAATAAAGTGGTCGCCAGAATGAACGGATCCATTGCAAAACAACCTACCCATTTGTTCAACTTGGCTAGACTTGTATATATTAGTGCCGCCAAAATTAAGAAAGGCGCCAGGAGTAGTGGCACTAGGAATGTCCGTAGGACCAGAGATAATTTGAACATTGTGTCCAGCCTTTCGTAAGAGTGCAGGTACATGGGATTTCCATTGACCTGTATACCTTGTTTCTACACTTTCTAAATCAACGAGAAAAATATTCGCCATTATGACGTTTTCCCTGATATGGTTTACGTTCACTGTTGAAAGGTTTTTTAGGTCTGCGTGTTTTTTCAAAACTCCGCCATGCAAAACTTTCCCTGTTGTACAAGTCTGCTTCGTTATACGGAAGCATTTCGAACCTACAGTGATCTAAAAATGATTCTAAATCATCAAAAATTTTAACTATTTCAGGTTTCATGGCCCAATAGTCTACATTTTTATAATTTTTACTCATTTTGTTTTCCCTTTTAATATTTGATAAATGAACCATTTTCTCCATCTTCGGAGACCTCAATCCAGATCTCACGACCTGGATACTTTAGTGCGATGATGTTATATAAGTCTTCTGACATCATCTCACAACTTTTGTGATCAAGGCTTAAAGTGGCACCTTGACCATTATACAACGACTCGAGCCATCGCTTGAATTGGATGAACTCGATGTCCCTATCATCGTGTTGCACACTGATCCACACCCTGAAATGAAAGATGTGGCGATGAGGATAACCCAAAAACGATACGTCATATTCATCTCCTGTAGCTAGATTCGGATCTGTTAGAGCCGCAGGGTATTTATGAATACCTTCTTTCTGGAAGGTAACCCATATCATTTTAAGTGGTCGAATATCTTGTTTAATTACCATATGCAAATAAGTCCTGAAAGGTTGAATTAGTCATTGCTAATAGTTTTTCCATATCGCCGTCTGCTAGTCTAAAATCAAGCTCTGGTCGATCCTTTTTTGTTTTTTCAAAATAACCCCAAAAACCTTCATATGGCGTATACGAGATTGTGGGATTTTCCCTAATCAAGGTTCTTGCATTTTCATATGCAGCCTCAATAAGTTCTTGAATTTGTGGCTGATCAAAATCACATAAATCTATAGCAATGATAACATCATTATCATCAGTTGTAAATCTTAATTGTTTCCGAATTTTTTCATAAATTGGAGATAATGGATAGGGTGTTGAAATGACATTTTCTGGACGCATAGTCGCTACTGTTTGAGCACTAGTCGCAGTTCCTTTACGACATTTAACTTCCCAACCAATTTCAGGAATATCACATCCTGCACCACGATTAATTCTAATGCCAATATCTTCTAGTAAAAATTCACACGCACGACCTGCGTCTCCGTTTATATTACTTGGTAATTGCCTACCTAGTAAATGGTGTCTAATAATATTAAGAATTAGAGTCTCTGTTGAGGTAATCATTTGATAATTTCATCATTTTTGTAGTCAGCCCACGCTGTAAATTTACTACGGTCTTTAAGTTTATGTAGACTATGTGTCCACACGCCAGGGTTAGTTGCTTTAAAATCTTTATCGTCGATTTTAATCATTGTATTATAATTCCAAAGTTTGATATATGGAATAGGTACACGTATTTGTGGAATAAAATTATCGTAGTCATTCAATCCACCGTCGTTAAATTCCTCAACAGCACTAAGTGGAATATCTAATGAACATAAGTAATCGTTATCTAAAAAGTGACTAATCATATCATCCCATTGTTTCCAACCTGCATAATCGTTGTACACAGGATTAAAACTATGATTGGCACCAAAGAAAATATGTTTAATATGTTTGCTAGTGTCGAGCAAGGCATTAGTGTCGCCGAGAATGTGTTCAATCTTTTCAACAGGTTGAACTCCTGTAACAAATAAAGTACGCATACCAAAAGCAGGAGTACGTTCTACTTCATTGCCAATAAAGAAAATAATATTATCGGCAACACCATCTGTATAATCACGCTTCATTCTTTTCTGCCTTAGAAATTTCGTATTGTTTAATGAGCCTAGTAACATCTTCCATGCGCTCAGCAAATACATCGGGCGCACCATCTGCGGCAAGAGCCATATCCCAATCGCTAGGATAGTGACGCAACATAGCGCGAGCATGTTCTCTAATTATTTTAGGGACACGAGGTGTATGTTGTGGATTACAAAGATCCAAAAGGAACCTGCGTGTTTGAACTACTGCGCGATATCTTTCATCTGGTAGCGTCATTCTTTTACCTGTGATTCTAGCTGGTCTAATTTTAATTGTTCCTCTTCGGAAAATTCTTCATCGTGATCAGATTGTATTAAATTTGGGTCGTCTAAGTCAAATAGATTGGCAAACATTGTGCTAGCATTTACTGTTTTCTTGCCAGTAGCACCTCTAGTTCCGATAATAGTTTGCCAATATTTGTCATACTCTTCGATTATATCTTCAGATTCTTGTCTATTATCGGTTGCAAAAATGGCTTCAATGATATCTTTAAAGAATACTCTATTAAATTTCTCATTAACTAACATGTTTGGACACTTACCTAGATCATATTGTCTGTTAGCCTCTTGGACACTATTACAATGCATCCAAACATTATGACCCATCATAATAGCATAGCTAAAACTATCCCAACTAGTCTTGCCTTCTTTGCCTATTTTGTTCTTATCACCGGGTGCATAAATGCACACATCTTTCATTTCGACTTGATCGATTATAGGACTTGATTGAAAGTTTTTAAAGATTTTGTCTTGGATGACAGCGTCTTTGAATAGTCTTGTGTCAGAAGCATATTTTTTGTCGTCTGCTGACGGGACCATTCTGTAGACCCACTTAGTTCTGTCTTCTGTTTCTGTTTGGATATAGATTTGTCCATTTGCTGTTGCCAAAAACGGTGAGGCGCAGTCAAAAGATATGGTAAAGTTTTCATTATGATATTTCCTTACAGCACGTTGAATGTCTGTGAGCAATACAGCCCACTCTAGTTTACTGGTGCCCAAGAAGTGCATCCAGTCTTGTTGGCCTTTTTCCAACAATCCATCATGGCGCAACGCCACTAATCTTTTTAGTACAAGGTGAATGTCGCACATGTTCTGTCCGCCCATTGCCCAACCGTTAAATGCCTTGTCTCCATAAACTTTAGGATCACAGAATTCTTTCATCTGTTGATACCAATCTTCTGCTTCGCTGTGTGTTTCGCCTTGGAGAACATTTAAAAACTTACATGCACCTGTTCGGTGCTTGATCCAATATTGGTTATTATATTTTGTAGCATTAACAGCATCTTGGTATGAACTTATACCTGTTGCTTTAATACCTGCCGGACTACGGCATACCCATGCAGGAATATCTAGTACCATGCCATAGTCCATTAATGCATCCATCCATCTGAGAACGCTATCGCGTTTTTGTTGAGCCGCATCTAGCCTTGCTTGATATAGTTTAACGTGATCAACTTTAGAATGCTTGGGATTTCCGTTTTTATCTAATTTAGGATTTCCAGAAGCATCTAATTGTGGAACAAGTTGTATGCCCTTACTGACAGCGTCTGCCATAAGTGCCTTTACTTCTTGACTATTTGGATCTCGCCACTCGCCTTCCCATACACCTTTACCAATTTGGAATCCACCTGAATCGCCAACTACTAGGCTAGTTGAACGATCTCTGTTGCGAAACATATCTTCGCTGTCATCTTTTTTAGATAAATCTAAATTTGCATGACCAGCTGAATATAGACACCATTTGTAATAAAATAAACCAGCATCTGGTTCGAGGTAGTTTAAACTTTCTATGCTAGTTGTAAAACTTTTAGGAATACGTGCAGGCTCAACATAGTTGCCATATCGTTGCTTTCCTATGAAAGTAGCATAAAAACCTGATGTAGCCGGCAAAAACACAGCATAGTCATTCTGTGTTGCCGTTAAATTTTTATTCAATATAACCTCTATTATTTAGAATAAGCAGGCAGAATGTAGTTGTATTCTGCTATTCCACTATCAACTGTAATTTGCATAGCACCACCATCGGAAATTTTTATAGAAATATCACCTGGTAAGTTTAAAATACTTTGTACTTTGCTAACTGGCCATGCCCAGACCTGTTTTAATTTGCCTGTAATGCCTTGCTGGAAAACAAAACTACCTGCATGAGTACTTGCATCACCAAATTGGAAGACTAAATTTCCATTTTCAGTTTTAACTTGAAATGTTTCTTCTTCACTGTGTGCTTGTGCTTGGAATTTTAATCTATTAACACTGCCTAAGTTTGGTTCAAATTCTATATCCCAGTTGATATTTTTTAATTTTGCAGTCTTTAATCTGTCATTAATGATTTCCATGCTCATAAATCTGTAGTCATTTTCAAAATCACCTGTTGCATTTTCAAAATGCAACCCAGTAGGAACTACTTCATTATTTCTATTTTGTTTAACTACATTGATTTTAGCATTATCTTTATATTCTGGACATCTTAAATGTATATCTAATTTGTTCAAATTAGGCATACCAAATGTGCCATCTAAATCTGCCACTGGGCTATGTGTTTTTGCGTTTAAAACAACAGAACGATCATCTGCAATTGATTCTACCATTGTTTCTTTATCCGAAGATATAATTTTAACCAATGGTATAAATCCAAGGCTGTGTGTATGTGTTACTAAATCTTGTAAAAAGTCTTTCATAAGTGTCTCCATATTAATGATTATATAAAATAAACAAACAAATGTCAATATTATTATTGCCGAATTGTTTTGTTATATTGAACTGCTGTGTTCAATATGTCTGTTGGTGTATTTAGATCTAGAGCATACTTTACAAAAGAATTTGTATCCTTAGGAAAACATGCACCACCGAACCCCCGTTCACCATCCGGGCCGGGAACTTGCATATGACTTGTGCCAATTCTTGGATCGTTTTTCATAATGTTAGCAATATTATCATAGTTTGCACCGTTTGCTTGACAAATGTCATATATTTGATTAAAGAAAGCAACTTTCAAACTTAAAAAAGAATTTATTGTGTATTTTATCATACTGGCTTCTGTGGGTGTGCAAGTAATAACTCCCCATGGCCCTAAATTTTTTAATGATGACTTGAATAGATGTTGCCAGATAGTTGTGTTTGAACCGCCCAATATCATATAAGTTTGATTGGCAAAATCTTCGTTAGCAGTTGCCGCCCGTAGAAATTCTGGACCATAAGTTATACTATGATTAGGAAAATCTTTAATAATTTTTTCTAACTTATCTGGAATAACTGTAGACTTGATTAGTATAGGCATGTGTACTGGAACTTGATTTAACACGTTGTAAATCTGACTTACATCACATCCCCCTTCACCATCATCTGGTGTACCTACACAAATAATTACACCATCGGCATCTGGATGATCGGCTACAGTATTAGGTGTATATGCTGGATCAACAATATGTAATTCGTTTTCTTTTATCAACGCTTCAAATACAGCTTTGCCTACAAATCCGTAGCCTGCAATAATAAGTTTCTTTTGCATAATTAAAACTCAAACAAACTGTTAAATGTATTTTTTTCTTCTGTAGATTTAATATCCCATTTCAACACACCAATTAAGTTTTCTAATTTATTATCAATAATAGTCTGTTCCATTTCAGCATCATCAAACGGCAAATCTTTAAACCACTGAGGTAGTCGTAGTTCGTCTACAGGATACGCAACTGATGTAAATCCGAGCGGATTTTGTTTTACTTTACAAACAATTACTTTAGCACCATCGGTAATGTTCATTGAGTATTTGTCATTGAACATACGCTTCAATGTATTCCAGTTAATACTTGCTCGAACGTGTCCAGGCATATTAGCCTTGCCTTGTTTCTTTTCTTTTGCTTCGTACTCTGTGATATTATTGGCACGTTTGGGCGAACCTTTTTCCCAACCAGGCCGTGCCTTAAATTTAATTCTAAATTCACTAATATGATCTAATACTTGTTCTTCAGTAGCACCAGTAAGAACCATTTCAAGAACTTCACTTAAAAAGTCTTGAATAAATTCTGGAGTATCACTGCGCTTAAGATCCAATCCCATAGCTTTGATCTTACCTGGCTTGCCTTCTACATCTGAACGTTTACCTTCTTTGTCATAATAAAGAACAGCATAACGTTTCTTAGTAATAAACAAACTTTTACTACCAACAATTTCACGACCTGCTTTAATAACTTCTCCACGGCTCTTAGGACAATGAAAAGCATCTAACATAAATTGTGGGAATGTTTGATTAACTTCTTCACCAATTTGATCATATAATTGAACAACGGTTTCCTTAGTCCATGGTATTTGTCCTGCATCTATTTCATTTTTTAAGGTTCTAAATGCTGAAAAGTAACAACTGTCTGTATCTCCATAGATAATGGCCTTACCGACATGATTATATTCTCCCGCAACGATCTCATTGACCTTTCCAGCCATATGCTTTGCGATCTGTCGCCCTGTAAGAGTTGTAGATTGGCCGATGCGCTTGTCAAAAAAGCGACAACCAGGATTAAGAATGGCACCATAGAGCGAATTAAGGTTAATCTTCTTGACCAACTGTCGCTTGTCCCAATATTCTTCTTCAATTTTGTTACCAGCATTTATAGCCTCCTTTAGTTTGGCCTGCATCTCTTTACGTTCAGCATACCAACGTTTTAATAGCCCCGGAATAATTCCTTCGGTTTCGTAGGTAAAAATAGTACCATTAGCCGAAATTACCCAAGGTTGATTGCTTTCAAATATTAATCTATAAACTTCTGCGGCACTGAGTATATCACTAGAACCATCTTCCCAGTCGATGGTAATATCTGTGCCAATCTCTTGATTCATTACCGCAGTATATTCTAATGTACCAAATATACCTTCCCAAGCAGACGCAAATGATTTTCCTTTGGCTATATGTGCTTGAATATACTCGTCTGTCATAATGGGTCGTAACTGCCCAATAATAGTTTCTGGCCCCATGTTCAATGCACGAATGGCACTTGGGTACAGTGAGTTAATATCTAGCGAGCCAATCCAATCGTGAATGCCTTCTTTAGGATATGCAACATAAGCACCTGCTGCCTGTGTGTCTTCACGCTCGTCCATCTTTTTGCGATTTGGTACAACAAATCCTCTACGATGTGCTTCGTTAATAATTGCTTGTTCTGTAACAGCAACAGCACCCATTGTAGTTTGGATCAATACAGTGTTTTCATGTGCTAGTGTATTGGCAAGATCTAAGAATTTTAATTTTTTATCTAAGTCGTCGAGAAGTTTACAGTCATTAATGTTGTATTCAACAAACGTTTTAAAATCGTTGTTGTATAACTGATCTAGGGTACCTTCATATTGAGTTTTGCGTTTGCCTAATTCATATTCTGCAATAGCATCTAGACGATAACTGTGACGTTCTTCGTATGTATATTTGCGATATAATTCCAAATAGTCTACATGAACACGACCGATGAAGTCATAAGTAACTGCACTACGTCCAAACTTTTCGTATTCTCTCTTTCTAGGAAAAAGATCAAATAAACAAAAGCGCCTTGTATCTTCTTTGCTTAGAACTTTGGTTACACGATTGACAGTATACGGAACGTCAAAGCCTTCACTGTTCCAGCCGCTGATAACATCTGCGTCTTTAATTAAGTCTAAGAATGTATCTAACAGAGCCGCTTCATTATCAAACAGCATCACATTAGTAAAATCTTTTACTGCCTCCTTTGCTTCTGCCATAGACATCTTTTTAGGAGGAATAGCCAAACATACCATTGTTTCTAACCATTGTAGGTAGACAGCAATCGCAGTAATTGGCATGAATGCATCGTCTGGACTAGCATAGCCACGCTCTGGATCAAAGTCTACCTCAATATCAAAAAAGGCTGCATTTAATTTTGGTGCGTCAGCATTAAGATAGTTTTCACTTAGACAAACAAATATTGGATTGATGTCTGCTTCATACAGTGTCTTGCCACTGTTAATGGCTTGTTCTTTACGTAGTTCTTTTGTATTTTTACAGACAATGCGCGATACAGGATCGCCATAGATTGAAACGTGTTTGCCCTTAGGGTCTTTAACGTATAGTGTGTGGCGTACTGGAATATCTTTAAATTCTCGTTCGCCTTTTTTGTTACGTTCAACAATTTTGATGATATCATCATCCCTGTTGAAGTATGCATCAACATAGCTCATAATAACTCCTTGCGAATTTAGGCTCGCAAATACCCTATATGCGGTTTATGGCCCGCCTTACCCTTATATTATACTACCTTTAGATACGTTTTGTAATATCTAAAATAGCTTCAATTTCTTCCCAATCTTCGTTATACGCTTGCCAATCACCTTTGTGGGCAATTTTAATTGCTTTGTTTATAACGCTTGGTTTGACTTGTAATTCTTCTGCAACTGCCTTAACTGTTTCTTTTAAGCCTTCTTGTAAATCTTCTACTTCACGTAATACTGTAGAACCTTCACTGATTAATCGCTCCAATTTTGCCTTTTCTTCAGGACCATAACTTCTACCAGCCATTAATATATCTCCTTAGTGCCTTATTATAAACTACTTATACTTTAAAATCAAGTTATTATATTTTTTTTTGGTTAAATTAGAGGTCGTCTTTTATTATGTACAATTCTTTTCTTATAGCCGGATTAGTTGTTTTGCTCAAATCATCGATTAGGTCATTGACTCGTTTTGCAATTTTATTAAAAGCTTCTAAATCGTTTTCTTCATCTGGCGTGAGTTGTTCCTCGCGTCCTGCTTGAGTAGAATTTGGACCATTGGTTGTAGGACCATTGGTTGTAGTATTAGAATTTGGACCATTGGTTGTAGTATTAGAATTTGGACCATTGGTTGTAGTATTAGAATTTGGACCATTGGTTGTAGTATTAGAATTTGGACCATTGGTTGTATTATCACCACCGCCAATTGGCCTTAAACCGCCATTACCGTCTGCTTCGTATCCAGGTTTGTCGGGATATTGTGTTCCTGCCGGATCAGGATCTTTAGGATGTGCCTCCTTCCATTTCCTGTATTCTAAGTTACCGTATATTAAAACACCGCCCAAAACACCAAGTCCTAACCATTTACCTACTGAGCTATTATTCCATAAATCTTTAGTTTTAGTCCAGATGCTTGGTTTAACGACATCGCCACCGGGCACATGTACTGGTTCAGGTACTATCTCACCAGCCTTAGGTGGTGTCTCACCGGCCTTAGGTGGTGTCTCACCAGCCTTAGGTGGTGTCTCACCTGTCTTAACCTTTTCTGCTGCCTTCTTCTCTGCTGCCGCCTTTTCAGCTGCCGCCTTTTCAGCTGCCGCCTTTTCAGCTGCCGCCTTCTCTGCTGCCGCCTTCTCTGCTGCCTTAGCATCGGCTGCTGCCTTCTCGGGATCTGTACGAACTACATTTTCTCCGTCTTTTTCTAATTTTTCTCCACGCTCTTTTCTAGCTTGAGCGGATACTTGATCGTTACGACGAATACCTAATGCCTTACTCTTAATGTCTCTTTCAATACTTTGCTGTGTTGCTTCACTAGCCTGTTTTATTGCACCATTCGGAAGTTTTTCTGCCCAGTAATTTCCTACCCAAACATATTCTTTACCTTGGTGTGAAACTAAGTCTCCTGCTTGTTTAGTGACGTTACCTGTTATTACAGTGGCTACTCCTTCGGCTTCTTTAGCGGCAGCAGACCCTTTAAAACTTTTTAGAAATTTTGCAATTGGTTCCCAAAATCCTAAACCCTTTGCTATCGGAACCGCCGCTCCTTCTTCGGATATGTCTTGCGTACTAGACAGGTTAGTTAATACTCCACTTGCTACAATTTCTAAATTTTTATAATTTAATTGATTACCTTCCTCGTCAAACAATCCATTATTTGGTAATAAGATGTATGATTTTCCGTCCTTGTAAAAAAAGATAGGCGGATATTTCTTAATCAAAGATATAAGATCATCATTTGTATTTTGAGATATAGTTTCTTTAATTATTTGGTTAGGAATATTTAAAAATTTAGCAGTAGCATCATCTAATTCGCCTGTAGGTTTAAGTTTATTCTTATTTTGAAATGCTATAAGAGCATCTAGTGTTTTCTTATCTATCTCGCCAGTACTAGGTACACCTAAAATAGCCTGTAGCACTTTTATTCTTGCTTCTTCATTGCTTATATCTCTTCGTACATTATGTACATCAAGAGCAAGTGATCCTATCCACCCTACATAAGGAACAAATGCTACACACCCACTTAATCCGGCAATTCCTGCACCTACCCAATCACCTTTTTTAGCCCTTGAATAAGTGTCATATACAGCATACCCTGTTGCCATACCAGGCAAAGGTGAGAATATTGTCCCTGCTACTTTTTTTAACAGAGCTGGATTTTTTGATATTTTAGCTGTAGTAGCTCCGCCAAATAATATAACAGACAGTGCCTCAACCATATCAGGTGAAAGATCAAACTCTTCGTTTAACTTTTCTACTTTATATGATCCGATTAGCATGGCAGCAAGATTAGATTTAAATTCAACAGACTCTTTAATCTCTTTAGCGCCAGGCGGAAGTTTTGGAGGACTCCAGGTAGTTCCAACACTTATTACACCGGGTTGGCCTCCTACTGAGTGAACGTAATCTTTAGCCCTTGCAGGATCATAAAGATAAATGGTACCATCACCGTATTCTCGATATTCGTATGCATGACCGTCCGGAGTAACAAATTTTCTTACATCATATTTGTCTGGATTCTTCTCAGTCGCAGGTCTTCCTCCCTGGTTACTATTACTTTGTGTACTTTGCTTACGTCTTGCCTTAGCAGTTTTAAGTTTAAGCTCTTT